AAACCTAATTTAGTAATAGCTGCGAAAGTAGCCGAGTTCATCATAAACGCAGCGCCTGGAGCGTTACGGTAAGAAACGTCTACAGAGTACATAAGGTCTAAAAGCTCTGCGATTGTTACAGCAGTAGCAGAAGCTGCCACCTTGCCCGCTGTGGAGCCTGTAACGATTCCTTGAGGCTTACCAGAGTTGTCCCCAGTTGTAAGATGTGCGTTGATTCCACGGTTCAAACGGTTGGCCAACTGACCAGCAACAAAGCTACCCAAGTCAAATGCGTTGTCTTGAACCAATTGACGCGATACTTTTACAATTTTAGAAGAGTAAGTATACGGGTCAAACTCTACGTTTGTAAAGGTCATATCGGATACACTTTCCGCCGTACCTTCGCCTAAGATAGCAGCTACTACGGCTGTATCGTTGTTAGCAGGTAGGTTAAATTTGTTACCGCCTTGAGTTTGAATAATAGTAGCTACTTTTTCAATATCTGATTTGAAAAGCTCAGTAGCGCTAATTTCACTAGCCCACAATTCTGGAACCAAAAATCCCCCAAGGCCATTGTTTGTCGTAATTTGCGTATCTGTCCCGCGAAGCTCAGAAATAGCGTTACGCTCTTCTGCGTTCAAGTTGTTAAAGCCTTTGCGTAGGTAAGAGTTAAAAGCGTCGCGCGCTTCTACTTTCTTAACTGGTGCAGCGTTTCTAACTTCTACGTTAGAAGCCATCTCTTTTTTAAGCTCTTCGCTTCTTTCGATACGGCTAGCAGCAGAGCGTAGCTCGTCTACTTCGTTTGAAATTGAATCAAATTTTACATTCTCTTCGTTAGATAGGTTACGGCCTTCAGCTTTTGCAGCTGCTACCATTCCCTGCATTTGCTCTACTAGAGCGCCGCGCTTTTCGCGCATTTGTTTAGCATTCATCTTTAGCTAGTTTAATTAAAGCGTTATATAAATTATAGTTTACTTCCTCTTTTTGCTCTTCTGTTGCGTCCTTTGTAGCTACTTCCGCCTCTGGGGCTTCAGTACTACGCAGTCCGCTACTCGAGCTAACGTAAGCCGGGTAAACTACCGCGCTTACATCAAATAAAGAGCTTACGCTCTCTATATATCTTACCTGCTGGCCGTTCTCTAACTTCCAGCTATCCTTTTCTACTGTAAATCCAAAGCTAGACTGGTTTAAATCGCCGCGTCTAAATAGCTCTAGCATATCGTTACCGTAAGTAGTGTTAGGCATCTCGAAGCGATAGCCTAGCCCTTTGTCGTCTTGCCACAGTTCCAGCGTACCGCTAGCCGTTCTAGCTAGTAGGTAGTTGCTGTCGTGATTGTAAAGGGCTCTTACGTCGTCATTCATTGCATTAGTAAAAGCGAGCGGCTTTATAATCTCACGAAAGCCGCCTAAATCCTCACTCATTGAATTAAAGACGCTCGCGTAACCTTCTACGGTTCTACTCTCATTGTCTGCCTTTAGTTCGCCGTCGTAAGTCCTGTGCTCTTTTATTTCGTGAATGCTGCGAATCTCTGCGCCGTCTACCTTAGTTAAGGTACTGAATAGGTGCGCCACTCGTAAAGGCGGCTTACGCTCTACGAAAGCGCTCTCTTCGCTATCGTATTCGTAAACGCTAATAAGGGCCGCTGGGTCTTCTGCCGTGCCGTTTACCTTAAAGCCGCTGTCTGATTCTATTTGCCCGTCTGTAGTAATGTCTCTTACTACGCCCTGGCTTCTACCGCCGGAGCTGTCCCAGCTCACAAAGTCGCCTACGCTCAGCTCTCCTGCTTCCGCGCGTTCGTCTTCTGGCTGTAGCTCTTCTACGTCTTCAGCTTTACCGAAAGTTATTATAATCTCGGTATCTGTTTCCTCTACGCTTTTTATATGGCGTTTTTCTTTGTTTATTTCCATTTAGCTAGGTTTTTAGTCTGCGTCTACGTTTACATTATCCTTGCCAGATTCTACCATATTTAAAGGCTGTAAATAAACGTCTCCCCCTTTTATAGGGTTAAGGTTCTCTAGGTCTCTAATGTCATTAACTGACAGCCAGCCCCAATTTCGGGCTACGGCGTAAGATTCATACCTAGCCTTTTGGTCTCCACGCATTAAACCGTCGACAGTAAAGTAAGCGTAGTACTCGCGTTCGTCTTCTCTAAATAACTTACGGTTAAGCTCTACCTCGAAGCGTCTAACGTAAGGCGTTATACAATCTCTAACGAACTGTATAGCCTGCTGCTCCGTATTAGCTCGCGTAGAGCTGTTCTCTAGGTCTGCTAAGTAGCTCGGCGGTATTCTGAATATTCTAGCTATTTCGTTTACTTGGAATTTACGCGACTGTAAGAACTGGGCCGCCTCTGGGTCTAGTCCTATTTTGTCGTATTTCATACCTTCCTCGAGGATGGCCGTACCGTGGCTGTTGGCGTTTCCGCCGTTGGAGCGATTCCAACTTTGCTTTAAACGATTGATAGCCTCAAGGCTTAAACGTCCTGGCGCTGTAATAACTCCGCCAGTATTCGCACCGTTAGAGTAGAAGCGGGCGCCGTACTCCTGGGCACTTAGTCCGATCGCTATAGCTTCACGCGCTACGCTTAAAGGGCTCTTACCGGTTAGACCGTTAAAGCTTAAGCCTACTACGTGAAGTATTTCGTAATCTAGTAAAGTTTCTTTGTCATTAAAAACGTAGACCTTTTCACCGTCTACTATTTTAACCTGCACCTTAAGCGGGTCTAATGGCACTAAGCTAATAGGCCGCCCAGCAGCGTTAAAAAATATCTTAGCGTAAGCGTTACCGTGTAGCACCAGGTTAGCTGCCATAGCTTCGCGAAAAGTGAAGGTAGAGCTTACCGGGTTAGGTGCCTCTGCTAGTAGTATCTGTATAGGGTGATCTTTAGCTATTACTCTAGTCTCGCCGTCGTACTTGTAGACGTTAAGCGGTATGCTAGCTATAGTTTCGCTAATTATACGAGTAGCTGCGTAAACAGCGCTAAAGGTAAGCGCGTTATCTTCGCTTACTTGTACACCGGTAGCGCTAGAATTGAAAAGCCCCGTAAGCCACGCAGCCGGGTTACTTAAACTCGTACTAGGGTTCTCCGGGGAATTTCTAAATAGTCGGCTAAAAAAGCCGCTGTTATTTTTATCTGCCAAAGCTAAGAAGTATATACTTTAGGCGAATATACAAAAAACTTTCTTTATTCCTTGCTTTGCTTAGCTTTTTATTGTATAGATAAGCGAGTAATTTTAAAGTTATCGTTTTCGTAGTAGTTACACTTAGCGTTTATAACCTTGGTTAAGGTGCTATAGTTAAGCTCTAAGGCCTTACAGGCTTTAGTAAGTGTTCTATACCCTTCTACAGTTTTAGAGCTCTTACGCTCTATTAAAATGATTCTCATATAAATAAAATTACGTCTTCGTTTAAATTGTCTCCAGTAGCGCAGCCTGGGCAAATCTCTAGCGCTGTTATATTACTAAGCTCCTCGGTGTAGGTTCCGCAGCTCTGACAGTAGTACTCTATTCTACTGGACATAACCTAATAGAATGTACTGTAACAAACTTACAGCTTTAAATAGTAAACTCATAGCCGGGAAAAATAGTAGGGCGCTTACAGTTACTATAATTAAGCTGCGGGCGTCTCTTTGGTCTTCTGTTAGTTTCTGTTCCATTGTTTTAAGTAAAATTTAGCTTTTGCTAGGTTTTTAAATTGCCTGCTCCCGTGGAAGCTTGGCGTATTAGGTAGGGCGGTAAATAGGCCGGGCTGGGTCTCTATGATCTCAGCGCCGGCATATTGTATAACTCTCTTTAGTTTCATAAAGCTTTCCTTATATAGTATTTGCTTCTGCCAGTCTTGCATTTATAAATTTTTCAATGCTTGTATTAATTTCTTTTTAGTGTCAGCACATCCCATCCATTCACCTTGGTTATTGTATAAATTCCAGCCTCTGTTTTTTCCCGTGTCAAAACATATGTCGTTTATTAAATCTAATGTGTTGCCTTTGAAGCTTACTGTGTACTCGCCTTTTCTGATTTTAGTTGTAGTCATTGTGTTTGTCTTTGTTGTTATTACTGATGTAAATATACAACTTAATTCTAACTATGCAAATAAAATAGGTTTTATTTTCATTTATTTTTAATAGGTAATA